CAGGCGCAGAGTGACCAGCAGGCCAAGATTGAAATTGAGCGGATGCGGAACGAAACGCAGATGACCATTACGGCGATGAAGATCCGCGCCGATGAAGCCACTGCCGCGTTAGCCGCTGCCATGGCTAAGGACAAGGCCGATACCGCACACGAAGTCACCTCTGTCCAGCAAGCGGCCAAGCAATTCCATGAGCAGCAGATGGCTAAGCGCGAAAGTTTGGACGACGAGCAGGAACGCATGATGCACATGCCTAACATGGGCAGACCTAAAGAACAGGAAGGCGAATGAGTGCCGCTTGGACGCGCAAAGAAGGCAAAAACCCAGCGGGGGGATTAAACGCCGCTGGTCGGGCATCGTATAAAGCTGAAACCGGTGGCACTCTACGGCCCCCCGTAAAAGCGGGAGATAATCCCCGCCGGGCGAGTTTTCTGGCCCGAATGGGCAATATGATGGGGCCAATGACGGAACCGGACGGCGATCCAACGCGATTGGCGTTGTCCCTGAAGGCATGGGGCGCATCCAGCAAAGAAGACGCCCAGCAGAAAGCCCGGGCCATTAGCGCCCGTAATGCTAAGCAAATAATAACGGCGTGGCTTATTAATTGATTTGCTTGTATTCTTTATGGTATTGATGTTTACGCATGTCCACAGAGCTTAACGACTCGGCACCAGACGCCATCGTCGCCCCCGTCAGTGACATGACAATTGCCTCCAGTCACGAAACGCCTGAGCAGATTCAGGCGAATCTGGACTCGGATGTCGTGGTGGAATCTACCGCCCCTGACTTGCCGGTAGACGAGCCGGTTAAAGCCGCTCCGGTTAAAAGCAATCGCCGCAGCGACCCCACCGAAGCGGTCAAGGCCGCGATTGCCAAACAGCGTGAAGCGGAGCGTCGGGCCGAAGCAGCGGAAGCACGTGTGCAGCAGTTGGTGCAGCCGATTCCTGTGGAAGCCGAGACGGCTTCCGACTGGTCGCGCTTTAAGACTATGCCCGGGGTGCCACGGGTTGAGCAGTTTGACGCCTACGAAGATTACTCGATGGCGTTGGCCGCGTTTGTGGCCGATGCGCGACATCAGGAACGCGATGTGGTGCGCCATCAGGCTTACCAGCAGCGCCAGATCGAGGAATCGCAGCAGCAGCAGCAGCAGCAGTGGATGTCTCGGTTGCAGGACGCCTCCGCGCAAGATCCTGACCTGATGGCGTCCTTGAACCCTGATACACCCATGTCGTTGCCAATGCAGCACCTGGCAATGGATAGTCCGGTCGGCATTGAGATGCTTAAGTGGCTCTCGGCCAACCCCGAAGAATCTCAGCGTTTGTCCACGCTGCACCCGGCTGAAACATATCGGGAAATGGGCAAATTAGAAGCACGACTTGAAGCTGCCTCTGTACGCGGCCCAGCCCGAGTCGTTAGTTCTGCGAAAGCGCCAATCAAGCCGCTTGGTACTTCGCCACCAGTAGCCGACCCGTTTGCAATTACAGACGAACTCTCGATGGATGAACATTTCCGTCGAATGAATGCCGCTGATCGTGCGGCGGGTCGAATGTAACCCATTCGTTGAAAGGATAGTCTGTGGCTAATACCCTCGCAACCCCGTCGTGGACGACCAAGGAAGTCGCCCGCGGATTTATCAACAAGTTGGTGTTCCTCGCCAACGTTAACCGCACGTACGACTCGCAGTACGAGATTGCTGGCGCGAAGGTCGGTAATACCGTCAATGCGCGACTGCCCCAGCGGTTCACCGTCACGGATGGTCAGGCGCTGCAGCTGCAGAACCTGTATGACCAGACCGTGCCGATTTCGTTGACCAACCAGAAGAACGTCGCGTTTGGTTACTCGTCGGCACAGGCCACTACGGAACTGGACAACATCCGCGCTCGTTACGTGGATCCGGGTTCGGAAGCTCTTGCCAACGCGGCGGAAGTGCTGGCGTTCAATGCGGTCTACCGCGACATCTACAGTTCGGTTGGAACGCCCGGCACTACGCCGAGCGCAACCTTGACCTACTTGCAGGCCGGTGTGAAGCTGACCGACCTCTCGACCCCACTCAAGGGCCGTGTGGCCGTGTTGGATCCGCTGGCGATGTCCACGTTGGCCAACACGACCAGTTCGCTGTTCAACCCTGGAGCCATTATCTCGGAGAACTACGAAGAGGGCATGTTTGGTCGCCGTCAGTTGGGCGTCGATAAGTGGTTGCAGGATCCGGTGCGTCCGACGCACACGACCGGCACCTTTACCGCGTCCACTCCGCTGGTCGATGGCGCAGGCCAGACCGGTTCGACCATCAACATCGACGGTTGGGCCTCGGGCGCGTCTACGCTCAAGAAGGGTGACATTTTCACCATTGCTGGCGTAAACTCGGTCAACCCCCTGTCGTACTCGTCCACCGGTCGTCTGCAGCAGTTCGTGGTGACCGCCGATACGTCGGATTCGTCGGGCGCGATGGCGACCTTGCCGATTAGCCCGTCGATTGTCACTTCGGGTCAGTTGCAGACCGTCGATGCCTCGCCTGCCAACAACGCGGTCGTGACCGTCCTCGGCGCAACCTCGGCCTCCAGCGGTACGCTGGCAACCACCGTCTCGCCGCAGTCATTCGTCTATCACCCCGACGCCTTTGCGTTCGTGATGGCCGACCTGATGAAGCCAGGCGCGGGTGCGGAATCCACCACGGTGCGGAGCAAAGCCCTCGGCTTCTCCATCCGGATGGTTGAGCAGTATCAGATTGGCACGGATCAGAACCCGAGCCGTCTGGACATTCTGATTGGTGCGGCAACGATTCAGGCGCGCCTTGCAGCGCGGGTGTGGGGTTAAGTCATGGCATTGGTTACGACGACACTTGGAGCCGCTGTTGCGGTTACGGACAACGTCATTGTGGTGGCCTCGGCGACCTCACTGACCGCTGGTCGCCTGATCCGCGTGGACGGCGAATGGATGCAGATTAATCAGGCGTATACCGGCGGTACAAACGTGGGTGTAACGCGTGGACAGCAGGGATCGGTCACGGCGGCACACCAGAGCGGTGCGAACGTAATGACTGCGCTGGCGTCGGATCTAGCGCAGGCACCGAGTCAGGTGAACGAAGGCGTCCTGTATCCGGGTCAGATGTCGGTCAGCACCACGTCGTATAGCGCCGCTGGCGCGATTGCGTTTGGTCTGTCGCAGTGGACAATTGCCATCATCAACGGAACGTCGGCGTTGGCGATGACGATTGCCAACCCGACGAAGGATCAGGACGGTTGCTACCTGCACATCGTGGCGAACGGCAAGGCCGCGCACACGGTGACCTACACGGCGGGTTTGGGCAACGGCGGGGCCAGCTACGATGTCGGCACGTTCTCGGGGACGCTGGCAATGTCGTCGCTGTTGGTCGCGGCAAACGGTTTCTGGGTCAGTGTCGGCCCAACGACCGCCACCGCGATTGGTGGATCGCCCACCTGGGCGTAACACACGTTGAGGGGGGCGGCATACCGCCGTCTCCCTCGTTTTTCTGAGGATCTATGGCGATCATTCACAATCCTGACAGCGAAATCTCCCGCGAAATGGCCCAGTGGAACACGCAGAAGCGCCATGGCGGCAAGAATGCCAATGGGTATGAGCCGTTCCCGGACATGCTGTATAAGGCGTTTGCCCGTGATAACGGCAAAGTCATGTGCGGTGATCCGCTGGCAGCGGTGGGTGATCCGGTCGGAGAAGCGTTTGCACGGTCGTGCCAGTTGACCGTGGGTAACGCGGAAGAGCGTGATCGGGCGTTGGCGCAGGGCTGGTCTACTGGCCCCGTGGAAGCCATTGAGAAGTACGAACGCGACATGCGCTCGATTGCCGAAGTCACCGCGCAGCGGCACTTTGCCGATCAGCGGCTGGGTGAGTTGGCGCAAGCGGAAGCCAAGTTGGCGGATGACGCCACGCACGAACAGGTACCGGCGGTGCCCGAGACGCCCGTGCGTCGGAAGCCGGGTCGCCCCTTGAAAGTCAGGACGTAAATGGCACAAGCCAGCGGCACGTTTAATCGGTCGGTGTTGATCACCAAGAGCGACACGGTCAACTTTGATGGCAGCACGTATTCCGCCAGTGCCGCCACGAAAGCCATTCCCGCCGATGCCATCTTTGTGGGTGGCGCTGGCATTGTGGTGGCGGTGTTTGAAGATGGTTCGACGGGAGCGTTTACGGTGTTGGCGGGAACGGTATTGCCGTTGAAGTGCATTCGCGTCAATAGCACCACCACGACCGCGACGTTGATGAACGCGCTCTATCAGGTGTAACCGTGACGGTGTCCCAACTGATTACTGCCGCGCTCCAAGACTTGCGCGTGTTGCAGGTGGGAGAGACGGTATCGGCGAACGACTCGGCGTTTGCACTCGACCGGTTGAACGACTGGGTGAACAGTCTCGCCAACGAGGGCTTGACGGTCTATGCCCAAGCGCGGACGACGTGGACGGTCTCGACCGCCGCCAGCTACACCATTGGCGTCGGTGGGGTCATCAACTGTGCGCGTCCAACCGGCCCGATGGACATTACCAATATTGGCTTTCAGGACACCTCAGTGTCTCCGACGATTGAATATAACCTCGGGCCCGTGCTGACGGAAGACGCCTATGCGGGTATCGCGCAGAAGGCGTTAACCTCGGTCTATCCACAGGCCGCGTATTACAACCCCACGTGGACAAGTGGGCTGGGCTTGATCTACTTGTGGCCGTTGCCCACCAGCACCTCGTTGCAAGGGGTCATCTACACGCCCGTGCCGGTAGCCGAGTTTGCCTCGCTTAGCACCACTATTTCGCTGCCGCCGGGGTATCGTCGGTTTCTGCGAACGGGGCTGGCCAAAGAGTTGTCAAGCGCCTTTGATGCGCCCCTAACGGCAGAGCAGCAGCAAGCCGCGATGGAGAGCAAAGCGGATATCAAACGCGCCAACCAGCGACTGACCGACATGTCCTCGGGCGTGTCTGGGATGCTGTTTGGTGGGGCGGGGCCGCACTACAATATCTATTCGGATAACTAAATGGCCGCGTATCCAGGATTTGTTTACGGGTCAAACGAGAGCCAAAGCCCGTGGGCCGACATGGAGCGCACGGTCAACTGGTATCCCGAACCTATTCAGTCAGCCGCGTCTCCGCAGTCAGCCGCGCTGTATCCCTGTCCCGGTCAGGAAGACTACGTCACGGTGCCGGACATCAATTGTCGGGCGCTCTTTGCTATGGCCGGT